GTTCCTAATCCAACTGTTGAAAAGTAAGCATAAACTCCATTTGGAAATTCTGGGGTTTTGCCAAATCTTCCATTATGAATATCTAAGTCTCCAGTACCATTATAAACATGATCCTCTACGAAAAATCCTGCAGAATAACCTGCTGGACGATTAGGTACTCTGTTTATATCAGTAACATATGATGGAGTAATAATTTTTAAGTCAGAGTTTATGTTGTTAGGATCTGAATATCCAAAAGGTCCATAAATTGGATTCCCATCATATGCCCATCCAATAATTGGTGAGTGTCCAATTATTTGATTAAATTCACCGTTTGAATTGATGGTAAAAGTATTTTCAAAATTATTTGCAATGTCCTGAGAATATCCAAGTATACTAAATCTTAAACTATTATCTTTTGTTGATAAGAAAGAATCGCCAAATCTATGTGTATTATTTAAAGTTAGACTTCTAACTCTTGCAGTGTAAGAACCATTACTTCCCCTTGAAAATGCTCTAACCTCTGTCGATACACTACTATATCCAATTCCAGTATTCGTTACAATAGCATCTATAACTTGACCATTTTCAATAACAGCTCTCACAATAGCACCTGCTCCACCACCTGTAGAAATTACTCTAACTTCAGGTGCAGAATTGTATTCTCTACCTCTATTGACAACTGCAACATCAGTAATTCTACCATTTACAATTATTGGTTTAAATTCAGCAAATTTTCCATTCTGAATTTCAACTTTTGGTACAACTTCTTTATCTAATGTTACTGAACCATAATTTGTTCCTTCTTCATATAGATATCCACCTACCAATTCACCAGTTACAACAGGTGTTGCTACGATTGTCCCTGTAACAGTTGATCCAAATGAAACTTCTATATTAACTTTGATTTTTGGATAATTAAATATCTGGAATCCTTCACCTGATGATGTGAAATTAACATATTTACCCCTATCATAATCTACAGTTGAAGTGCCTCCTACTCCAGCATTTGCTAGTTGGAACGTACTATCTGTTAACTTTTTAACGATATACGATGAAGTTGTTGTTAAACCTTGTATCGCAGTTGTTTCTGCTGAATATTCAACTATCTCACCACTTTCAAATCCATGATTATTAAATGTTACAACATTCAATGATGTTGATATACCTGTAGGTTTAACTCTTAATTTACGATGTGTATATCCAGAACCCTCTTCAAGAACCTTTACTGCTACTAATGTTTTCTTATTTACAGTTCTAAATCTATGAATACCACTTGCTGATGTGTCTGTTGATAGTCCTACAGTGTTGATTCCAGTAGTTCCAAATATTGCATCATTTTTTGTGTTGAAAATTCTTACGGTTGATGAGTTTACTACTCTGACAAAATATGGTGAACCATCTGATAAAGTAGCATCAACTAAGTTAGCAGGGTCATAGGCAGTTCCAATTCCAATAGGATCATTTCCATTAGAATTGTAATATACTAATTCACCATCATCCAAATTATGGGCAGTTTTAAATGTGATTGTTTCATTTACAATATCAACACCACCATTAAAGAATATATCTCTACTATCAAATTCTAAAAATCTGTTTCTATCTCCTAGTATAGGTTGTAAAACACATCCAGTACCATTACCACCAGTTAATGAAATATTTGAAACCGCACTAATGTCAAATCCTTGAGGATCAACAAACACATCTTTAACTGTACCTGTTATTATTGGTTCAACAGCAGCACCGACTCCACTGCTTGTTTCGATTCCAACGATAGGAGGATTAACTACATCATATCCAGACCCACCATTTAGTAAATCTATTGATTCTAGAGGACCAAAATATATCTGATTATCTGAAATAGGTGATCTAATTTGAACACCATTAATTAATATTCCAATATCATTTGTAGGTATATCTTGATTTGAACTAACAAAAAGATTTTGAATTAGTGGTATCTTTCTTAATATTTTGTCTGCTTGTAACTCTCTACTTTGATGTCTTTGTAAAACGAATCTATGAAGCTCAGTTGTTGAAGTCGTCGGACCAACTTGAACAGTGCTTGCTGAACCAATTTGTGCAGTTGAGTTAAATAATCTAATTTTTGAAATATTTTGATTTGGACCTGGTATAACTGGGTCAACAAAATAAGTTCTTCCTGTATCTAATCCTGATAAGGCACCTCCACTCGGTTGATAAACAACAGCATCTCCTTGAATGAATTTTATATCAGTATTTGGTGGTGGAGTGAATTTAATAAAACTATACTTATTATTAAGTGGATTAAACCCATCTAAGTTTGTTTCAGTTCCACCAGTTAAAGTTTCTTCAATGATATTTGTTGTTATGTCATAACTAGGTAGAGAGTTTGATGCAACATAACCATCTTGATTTCCATCAACATAAACACCTAATGTATCAGCGATAATTTTATCATTTCCTTCTTTTAAAATTACCGCACTACTACTTACCTTCTCAACTATTCTACGAATATCGTATTCTTGATTTGCAACTTGAGTAAATCCAGCAATATTAGATGCAGTAATTTGATTTAGTCCAACATCAATACTAGCAACAGTACCACTTCCAGCAATGACTTGCTCATTTCTTTTGATAATATCAAATCTATCACCTATTTTTAGTGATGACTTATCGATTGTGGTTTTTAATTTAAATGTAGAACCAGTAATTTCTACTTGAAATCTAGAACTTGTATTGTAAATCCATGAATTTGCAAAAATTTGTTTGTAATTTTCTTTACTATTCTCTATTTTTTCACCAATATTTTTTACAAAGAAGTTTTCTCCCTCGTTAATTAAACTTATATCTGTGATAGGTACTAACTCTGATAATACACCAGTTATTCTTAAATCAATTCTTTTCGATAAATCACCATTCTCATAACCAAATATTGTTTCATCTGCTCTCACATCATCTGCTGTCCCTATACCAACTCCTATACCAGTGCATCCAAAGAACTGATTTATTGATTTTGATGTATAATCAACATGAGAGTTTGCACCACTGATGATAGTACCAGTTGTTCCAAATCCAACAGTAGAGTCAACATTGATTATGGTTGCACCAGCATCCACTTTATCAAGAACTTTTGTACTTCCTGGTACAGAAAAAACACCTTCAATCAAATCACGGTCACTAAAACCAACAAATAATGCTATCTTGAAATAATTCTTTCCATCTCTCTTTATAATTTCAACCTCTGATACTGATGCATTTGTTGCAGTATCAGTTGATTTGAATATTGTTTGACCAGTTAAGTTTTGTGGATTACCAGTTGGTGTTATCAAATCTGCAACAACGACTTCACGACGAATAAATTCAGCATCAGATGGTTTTATTAAGTTTCCTTCTAAGTCAAGTATTCTTGACTCAACCCCAAATAATACTTTAAACAAAATTTTGATTGATTCTTCAACACCTTTTGACTCATAGAAAGAACGAGCAAATTTGAAAAAATTACCAACATCTAAATCATCAGAAAATTTTTCATCCTCAAGACCTGGTAAAAATGTTCTCTTTAATTTTTTGTAAAACTCTTGTAAGAATAAAACTGATAAATTTTGTATACTCGCTCCTGAACTATGCTCTGATGCAGTAGTTTCATTAAAAATGAGACTTTCTCGATTTATCTCAAGTAAAGATGAAGATATACCAACGTTATAACCTGTTATTCCACTAAAACCACGAATACACCCAGTAAATGATGTTGATGTAATACCTGTGTATGAAATGATTTCATCATCAATTTTGAGTAAACCATACTCAGATGGAAAACCTTTTGTACTTGGAACTGTAATAGTTGTATCAGAAACCGATATTGCTGCAGACGATGTTGTAAGACCTACCACAACCTCTGGAACTAAATTATCAGACTTTAGATATTGATCTAAATTACCAATTAAATCACTTGCACCACCTTGAAATTCTTGTGAAATATAATATTGTTTTAAAAACTCAGTGGCATTAGGAAAATCAGTTACCACATACTCTGGCAACTGATTCTCAATAATAGTATTGACTTTGACTCTTTTGTCAATATTTGACATAAATTATTTCCTCTCTAAATCTCCGTTAGAGTAACTTGATGTGTAGTAATCTCTCGTAAATACAATTCCTGAAACATCTTCACCTGAAGCAATTACATCCTTATTCATATTTATTGTAGTATTTGAAACATCAAAACTGAGATATAAATCCTTCAAACCAACAACATCATTTGATTCGGGGAAAGCTTGTACCTCAACAATGTTATTTTGTGATACCGTAGATGTAATATTAATCGTATTCAATATAACTTCACCCTTCATATAGTCAACTACACCAGCATCTTTAATCAAAACAATCTGTTGTCTCTTATTATTTTTGTAAACAACACTGAGAGTGCCTTTCATACTTCCATCAAGATTGCCACTGGCATTTTTATTTGGGACATCTGTTAAATAAGCAACTTGATTAAATCCATTAATTGTAAATCCAGTGCTCTTGATATTAAAACCAGCAGGATTGATATAGAAACGATTACCAAAACATAATTCATATTGAGCAAATTGATTTGTTAAGACCTTCATATCTCTTCTAATAATCACTTTAGTGATATTTGAAGTGATTGCATTATCAACTCTATCAATTAGGGTATTTAATTTACTATATTTAAATCTACCACCAAATTTATTAATCTCAACATTAGTTGAATAATCAGTTAGAGCAGATATAATATTTGTTCTTAAATCAGCTGCTGATGCTACCTGTGCAGGGTTATAGTAGATTGTAGAGTTCAATTCCACATATAGTATCTTCAAATCAACTATTTCTGAATTAATACCAGCAATAGCGTAATTTTTTAATTTATTTTTTATTTGTGACTTATCAAAATCAGATACAAAAGTACCATTTTTTGGTTTGATACTAATCTGTACTTTTCCAAATTGTGGTGGATCTAATTCTTCACCACCTACAACAGCAACAGACTCTGTTTGAGGAAAAATTGTTCCAATTATTGCTTCATAATCTCTTGGTGTAACTGCCCTGTATTGTGCTGAGTAAAGTCTTGGAGCAAAGTATTTAATAGAAGACACATCTTCAACTTCAGCACCATTAGAAGCGTTTGTAATGGTAGTTATGGTTACATTATCTAATGGATTGAATAATGTTCCATCACTCTTTGTAAATGAACCTTGGAAACTAAAATTAGAAGGACCGTTACCATCTGTTCCATCAGTAACAATATATCTTGCAGTAATTAATGAAGAGTTCTCTAATTTTCTACCAAATAATCCATCACCAAATAAAATCTCATATTTTTCATCTTGAACTTCCTGTGCAAGATAAATTTCGGAGTTTTTGTCTATATTAAGTATATTATCAACCATTGAATATTTTCTACCAAGTCCTACATCAAGAGGACCTTTGACGTATACTCTTAAAGTTGAACTATCAATGTTAGGACTCTCTATAATAAACCTTTGATCTGTTGATGTATCAACTCGATATACTCTTTGAAGAAGAGTTCCTTCATAAACACTGATTGGAGTATCAAATTGAGCAAAAGATGTGCCCCCTATGTCTCTTACTCTTGTTGATGTAACCTCTTCTGGTATTGAAAAACGATATGTGGTGTTTTCAACATTACCTACACAAACAAGACCAGAGCGAAGTGTAAGGAACTTAGGAGTGCTATCATTTGTTGCACCTAAGTTTATATCACCTATGTTAATTGTAGCGATTGCAGCGGTTCTGGAGCGTGGTACATAACCAATGTTTCTTGCAAGTGAAACAACATTTTCACGAATCGTTGCAGAGTCTAAAAATGATTCGTTTGCGACTAAATTTGCATTAAATGCATTAATATATGTGTTATATGCTAAAGTATCAATTAAAACTGAAAAGTTAGAACCTTCAAAATCAAAATCTGAAAAATTTGAGTTTGAACGAAGAAAATCTTTAATTTGTGCTTTGATTTGATCAAAGTCTAAACTTGTAAACTGAGTAAAGGGCATATTATCTCGTTGGTTCTAGTATAAAATCAAAGGATTGTGTTGGAAC